TTCGCTACAAGATCAACGACGAAATCTGGCTCCCGAAGTGGCAAGATGTTTATGGTCATGCGGTTGCGCGCGTGTCTCGTTTCGAGGAAGTTGGACGCTCGAAAATCTACAACACGTCACAAGCTCCAATCATGGACTTGGAAACCGGAAACGTCGAGGACACGAGTTATCGTCAAGGAAACCAGCAAGAGTGGAGCGCGGAATGTCCGTCGTGCGCCAAGGTTCATCCGGTCGCGTTCACTCTCGAAAAGAACGAGGAGACAGGCTTGCGCGGTGGCGTCGTTTGGGATGCCGCCGCAAAGCGCGACGACGAGACTTGGGACGTGACGCGCGCCGTCGAGTCGTGCCGATTCCGCTGTCCGCATTGCGGCCACGAGTCCGCAGATTCAGACGCGACGCGCAACGCTTGGAAGCGCACCGGACGATTCGTGGCAATGCGACCCGACGCGCCGATTGAGTTTCAGTCGTTCCGCGTCGAAGCTCTAGTGTCGCGGCCAATGCGCTTGCTCGTGGAGGAGTTTTGCGCCGCCGACAACCATCACGTCAGGCAAGGCGATGACAAGATGAAGATCGAGTTCAAGACGAAGCGCGAGGCGCGGCCGTGGATTGTCGAAAAGAAAGTCGTCAATCTATTCGTGCAGGCGTCTGATTACACCGTTTCGCAATTCTCGAATGGCGAACAGATCGAGGGCGAGGTGATTCGTTTCATGGCAATCGACCGCCAGCAAGACCATTGGTGGCTAGAGATTGGCGCGTTCAGCTCGGCGACCGGCCCGACGTACAAGCAACTTTACTTCGGGCGAATCGAGACGCGCGACCAGCTTCGTCAAATGCAGTATCGCTACAAGGTTCAGGACTCGTGCGTGGCGCAGGACAGAGGCTATCGGCCCGCCGACGTTGACCGTGACTGCGCAGACTTTGGCTGGCGCGGCATGCGCGGACACGCGCGCAAGACGTGGACGATGCGCGACGAAAACACGAACGCGCTGATTAACTTTCCGTTCAGCGAGCCGCGCGTGAGCGACTACCGAGGCGGAGACGTGTTCTTTTATGATTGGTCGGCCAGTTGGTTTAAGGATATACTGGCAAACGCGCTGGAGAACAAAGGCGACATCAAATGGCTCATGCCCGCTGACGTCAATCCGCTCTACCTTGAACATCTCAAAGGCGAGTCGAAGGTCGAGATTAGGACGGGAGTTTGGGACTGGGTTGAAGTGAAAAGCAACGCGCCTAATCATGGCTTGGACACTAGCGCAATGATGCTCTGCATGGCTACGATTGCAAACGTGATTCGCTACACGCCGCCGAAGGAGTAAGACCTTTTGACGTTCCGCGCATTAGCAAATGCTCGACAACCCATTTCTCGGACTCGATGGCGCGACGCTGGCGACTCTCAAAACCAAAACACTCGATGCCATTCAAGCCGTGCTGTTAAATCAAAGCTACTCGCTGAACGGAAAAAGTGTCTCGCGTGCGGATTTGGCGCAGCTCAATAATATGTTGGGCAACATTCAGGACGCGATCAATGACGTGAATGGAACTTCAACGGATACGGTCTTTATTTCTTTCAACGGTAACTAAACACAAACATGGAACACGAGAACTTCGACGCGTCAAAGCTAGTCAAAAATCAGCCGTGGCTCGACCGCGCGCTCGAAAACATTGCGCCGACTTGGGCGTTGAAGCGTCTGGAAGCTCGCGTGCAGAAATCGCTTTTCGAGTATAACGCCGCGCGCACGAATCGTCTTTACGCTCCGAAGCAATACGGCCAACCCGCCGAGAGCACGCAGAATCAGCGCGACCGCGTCGTCATGATGTGGGAGGCGCGCGATCTTGTTGAGAATAATCCAGAGGCTCGCGAGGTCTCGCGCAAGTTTGGTCTGTATCTTACGCCGCACGAATACTCGCCGACGACCGGCGACCGTGACTACAATCAGACGGTCAGCGATTACTTCCATGAATGGTGCAAGAACTGCGACGTGACTAATCGGCACACGTTCAAGAAGCTCGTGCAACTCGCCGCCGAGGAGCGTCCGGTTGATGGCGACTGCGGCTTCGTGATTCGTCGCGCTGGCGAAGGCTTGAAACTTCAACTCGTGCCGGCCACGCGCATCGGCAATCCGAACAGCGCAGCGGTCGAGTCGAACAACTATTATCAAGGCATCATCACGGACGACTTTGGCCAGCCAGTTGCTTATCGCATTTACCGAGTTGACCGGAACGGTGTTTACTTTGGCGCAGAGGACATTCCTGCGAATCAGTTCTGCCACTACTTCGACCCGTTTCGCGTCGATCAATACCGAGGCATTACCGATTTCCACTCTGCAATTCAGACCGTGCGGATGCTGCACGACATTCTCCAAGCTGAGAAAGCGGGCGTGCGTTTCTCGTCGCAACAGGCCGCGCTTATATTCAACGACCGAGGCGTCGCCAATCCGCGCAATCTTTTCCAGTCAAACCCTGCGCTATCGCTTCCGAGCGGACAGCAGCAAAAGAACGAGCTGACCGAGGTAGGCATGATTCGCTATTTCCAAAACAGCGACCGCGTAGAAGTAATGCCATCGCGTCCGTCGCAAGCCTTCACCGGATTCGTTCAGCATTTAATGGCAGAGATCAGTCTAGGAGTTGGTATACCCGAGGGCGTATTATTTGGCACAGCTGGATATAAAGGCCCAAGCGTTCGGGCAGAATTTGCAGCAGCTGACCGCGTATTCACGCGCCAGCAAGGCGTCCTCACCGACAAGGTACTCGATCCAATCAAAGACGCTGTAATCCTCGATGCCATCGCGCGCGGTGAAATTCCGCCTCCGACGCTGCTTGCGGGCGAGACGATGGTGCAAGCTCTGCGCCGCGCAACTAAAGGCGAATGGCGTTTTCCTGCTAAGCTCTCGATCGACGTTGGCCGCGAGTCCGCTGCGAACATGAACGAGAATCGCCAAGGCGCGAAGTCGCTGCAAGAAATCGCAGCCGAGGAAGGCACGGACGCGTTCTCGCGTTTGGAGCAAATCGCAATCGAAGCTGGTTACGTCAAGGAGTTGGCGGCGAAGTATGGCGTGCCAGAAACCGCGATTCGCCTCACGACGAACTCGCTACCTAGCACTCCTGCCGCTGCTGCTGCTGCGGGCGATGCAGTTGGTGCGTCCGCCGCCGAAGCACAGAAGGCGAGCCAGTCGCAAGAACCTGCGCCAGCCGAGCCAGTCACACAAATACAGAACGAATCAAATCTCGTCACGATTGATTTCGAGACGAACACTTATATTCCTACGGTTGCAATCGCCGACAACGCAAAGCGCGCTCTCGAAATCCGCGAGAAGAAGCCAGCATCGCAACGCGGCATGACCAGCGTCGGCATTGCTCGTGCGCGTGATTTGATGAATCGCCGACCGTTATCCGAGGACACGGTGCGCCGCATGAAGGCTTACTTTGATCGCCACGAGTCCGATAAGAACGGCGACACTTGGAATGAACAAGGGCGCGGATATCAGGCGTGGTTGGGCTGGGGAGGAGACGAGGGCTACTCGTGGAGTACGGCTATCGTCGAGCGGCTAAACAAGCAGGCGGACTCGAAAGAACTCAAAGCAGCATCGAGCGAAGTGCGGCAGAGTTTTGCTGCGCTGCAACCACCGGAGCCAGAGGAGTGGCTGGATGCCGTACAGAATTATCGGAAGAAACAAAATGGCCGCGTCGATGAAATCAAACAAAGCATCGTCGGAGAAAAATCCATAATCGAGTTAAGCAAGACGGTTAAAGCTGAAAACAAATAACATGATCCATACTCAGACTCAAATCGACAACCTCATCGAGCTGGCAATCATTCAGCGCGTCGAGCTAAAGAAGCTCGTCGAATCGCTGCCGGAACTCCGCACGCATCTCTCGGTGGAGATCGAGCGCAACTTAAACGAGATCGAACCAGCGATGCGCGATGAACTGCAAAAGTTCCTCTCGCAAGAATCACAATCCGAGCACGCAAAGCTCGGCAACGTATTAAAGCAAAAGATCGCCGAGCTGTCCGTGAGTCTGGAGGACACGACCGCTGCAAAGTATTCCGTGCTCATGGCTGAGCGCGCGGAGAATGACACGCTGTTGGCTAAGGCTGAAGCGCGCATCGCCGAGGCTGCATCTGCGCTGCCGAACGCGGTCAAAGAAATTGTCACCGACGAACTCTCGCGCTTTCCTCGCGCTGGCGAAATTGATCAACTGCGAAAAGAGTTTGCCGAGCCGAAAGGGCTGAACCCGCGCGGCAAGTGGGAATCGGGCGTAACTTATTACAAGCTCGATCTTGTCGCCTACAACGGCGACAGCTACGTTGCCAACGAGGAGACGACGCAAAAGCCTTCGCGTAATTCGACCAAGTGGACGCTCAACTCTGCGCGCGGCGCGGCTGGTAGTGGAAACAGTACGACGCTTGCCGAACTGACCGGCTCACCTGCCAACGGTCAAATCCTAATCGGCAGCAATGGCGCGTTCGTAAACGCCGACATTACGGCGGGCGACGGCATCGCAATTTCAACGGCGGCTGGCTTCATCGAAATCTCTGCCGACGGTGGCACGAATTACCAAGGCACTTGGGACGCGGCCACGAACAACCCCGCGCTGACCTCTAGCGTCGGCACCAAGGGTTATTATTACGTCGTGAACGTGGACGGCTCGACGAACTTGAACGGCATCACCGACTGGAAGGTTGGCGACTGGGCAATCTACAACGGCACGATCTGGCAGAAGGTAGATAACAGCGAATCGGTCACTAGCGTATTCGGTCGCGTTGGCTCGATCACCGCCGTCGCTGGCGATTACTCGGCCACGCAGATCACGAACACCGCGGCAGGTAGCATCACGGCTACCACCGTGCAGGACGCGATCAACGAACTCGATGGCGAGAAGTTGGCGAAGGCGTCGAATCTTAGCGACGTGGCAAGCGTCACGACCTCTCGCACGAATCTTGGCGTTACCGCTACTGGCGCAGATACGACCTACGCTTACCGAGCGAACAATCTCAACGATCTCGCCAGCGTCACGTCGGCTCGCACAAATCTCGGTCTTGGCTCTGCCGCGGTGGAGAGCGCGACCTTTTTCCTGCAATCCGCGAACTCATTGAGCGACGTCGCATCCGTTGCGCTTGCTC